TAATATTTCATTTTCATACTCTTTTATTTTTGTGATATTATTTTTTATATCATTTCTTAAAAGAAGAATATCATCATCAAAATTATTAAATATAAAATTTTTGAAAAGAATTATTTCTTTATTTTTTTAAATAAAATTTATTAACCAATATAGATTAATAAATTATTTAAATAAAAATTTGCCCTTTAGTTGAGAGCGAAGCCGAACAACAATTTAATTATTATTAATAACATATATAATTTATTATACTTACATAATTGATAAATCTCTTATTATTTCTTTTTTTAATTTTGTATAAGCGGTTAAATCTTTATTAGATGTTGTATTATATATTTTTGATAAATTAGCTAACCTTAATATTTTTTCTTTAATACTTTCCTTTATATTTTTAATTCTTAAATTATTAAATATTGATAAATTTGTTCTATTAAATCTTAAGTTATTATAAAATAATTCATATGTAATTCTATCTGGTACTTCTGCATATCCACGTTCATCAAGTTTTAATTTACTTTTATACATATTAAAATATACATTTTCTAATTTATTATTTTCTTCTAAACTATGATCAATTGATAAATTAATAGTAAGAGATTTAGTATCTTCTACATTTGCACTAGAAGTAATAATATCTATATCATTTAATCTATTTTGTAATTCAGTTGATAAATTATATCTATTTTTATAAGGATTATTTATAATATGATATGCCAATATACATAGCCCATGTAGACTTAAATCATCTATAATTGATTGAATATCTACTTTTTCTATATTTCTTTTAATAGGATTTATATAATTTCGTATGCCAAGCATCTTTATAAATCTATGATCTATATCTAATATTGATGGATATTTATTATTTTGATTATACATAATTGATTCTAATAATTTTCCTTGATAATTATAAACTGGTAATTTATAAATATAATAATCTAATGCAACTCTTTCACTTTCTATTAATATCTTGTCATTAAATTCTATATAACAAAATCTAAAATATTTATAATCTTTTGTATACATTTCTAAACTTTCATTATTAATTTCTTCTATCATTTTATTATTTTCATTTAAAATATTAAAACTAATATAAATATCTTTATTATTGATAAATATATTTGAATTATTAAATAATTTAATACAATTTAAATCATTGCATGCTCTACAATTTAAATGTTTTATATAAGATAAATCATTAATATAAATCTTTCCTATTTTTTCTTTAAGAACTTCATAATTTATAATATGTTGTTGTTCTTTTTCCTTTTCTTTTTCTTTTTCCTTTTCTTTTTCCTCTTCTTTTTGTATTTCTTTTCCAGAACCTAGTACTAATTGTATTAATTCATTTTCAGTTATTGATATTAATTCATTGTATATATTCTCTATATATGGTTTAGTTTTTATTTTATCCCAATCAGTAATTATATTATTTTGTAGATGTCGAATTGTTAAATCTTTATTAAATTTTTCTATTCTCATAAATTCTGGTAATAGATCAGTCTCTTGATATTGCTCTGATTCTTTTCTTAACATTGCTTTTAATAATTGATATTTTAGACCATTCTGCTGCCCTTCATTAAATTCTCTTTCATTATCATTTAATATTTCATATATTTCATTATTTGTTTTTGGAAATGGTTTATCATCTGCTACAAAAAATACATTTAAATATGTTCCTCGATTTAATTTTCTAAATCTAAATATTGCTTGAGCAAAATCGGTATATCTTGTATTTCGATTTATTATAACAACAATATGACCATTATATGATTGTTTTAAATCACTTCCAACAGTATGACATTGATCGTAATAATATATATTATCCTTATCTGCTTCTTTATATTTTTTATTTAGATTAATTATATCATATTCAATACCTTCATCATTCTCACCAAAATATACTATATTTTTTTTTAAATTTCTTTTAGTAATACATTCTTTTAATTCTTTAGCTACTTCTATATTCGGATAATTTAAAAATATACCTGCCAAATCTACAAATCCACGAGGATCATCTTTTATTATTTCCATTATACATTCAATATTTATTTCTAATTGATCTTCTTTAGTTATTGAAATTACATTATTATTATATCTTTGTTTACCATATCCAATTAAAGCTAATTTAATTTCAATAATCTCATCATAATCTGCTACTTTATTTCTAAATACATATTTATCACTTGCATCATACTTATTTAAATCTAAAGATACAGTTCCTGTATATCCAACTTGCCATTGATTATATTTATTATATATTATATCTTGAAAACTCATATTATATTGTTCAGTTGTAATACTTATTTCTTTTTTATTAACTTCATACAAATATTTGAGTAATATGTTTTTCTTTAATTTTTCATTTAAAACTATATCTTTATATACTTCAGTATTAATTATATTTTCAATTTGATCTTTATTACAACCTTCTAGTAATAACATTTTTATTTCATCTTTTCTTTTTTCTTCTATATCTGATATATTTACAATTTCATATATTAATTCTATATCATTTAAAAGATTATTAAAATCAAATAGTTCATCATTTATTTTAGCACCATATTTTTCTATATATATTCTAAATGTTACAATAAGTGTTAATAATATATTTGAAAATTTAGAATTTTTTACTGGTGTATCTTTTCTAGCAAATGGAGTACAGATTCTAGAAACCCTATTAATATCTTTAAAAACTATATGTTCAAATCCAAAATCCTTATTATATTCCATAGTTTCAGTTTGATTATAATAATTTGTTAAATTTTCATTAAATAAATCTGGATTTTTTATTAATTCGTTTCTATCTGTATGATCTAATGCATATTTTGTAATAGGTATTTTATTAATTTTATTAAAAGTAAACTCAAATATGTATCTAAATAGACGTTCATTTATACTCTTTTTTTCTTTAACATTATTAAACATCGATTGTAAATAATTATGATGAGAATCAAACTCATCAATTATGTTCATTTCATTTTTAAGATTAGTATTTTTTATTTCATCTAATCTATGTAATAATTCTGTTTCTCTATTTTTTTCAAGATTATTTTCTAATAAAATCTTTTCTATCTTATTCCCTTCTTTTTGAATATCTTCCTTTAATTTTATATCAGTTTGTTCCAACCATCTTTTTTTAGCTTCAAAATCAGAATATATTTGTACTTTAATATCAGTTATATTTTCTATAAATATTGTATATTTTCTTGTTGGTTTAACTAAATGGTCCATTGTAATAATGGTTGATTGTTTTTCTTTTAATAATAAAATAGCAAATGCTAATAATGGTGTAAATACAGATGTCTTACCTTTACCCATCATAAATTGGTGTAGATTTAAATTTGGATCTGGTTTATCCAATGGATTTGTTAATTTAAGACTATTACGAATTTCATTATATTTATCTATTTGACTTTTCTTAAAGAAATATTCATTTTGTAGTAAGAATAATAATTCAAAACCATAATAAAAATTAGCTTTTACTTTTTCATTAAAATATTTCATACTATTTAATGACGTCATTATATATTGTATATCGCCTGTGTTTGATTCTAAATTTAATGAATTTATTAAATTTATCAATATATTAACTTCCATTATAATTAAGAAATTTTCAAAATTGCATAATATAAAATCATCTATTTTCTTTTCATTATAAATTATTTTAATAATTGATTCTTTTATTTGTCTTAAAGTTTCAATATTGTTTTTAATATCATCTATAATTATTTGTGATGATTCAAATTCTAAAATACGATTCTCTGAATAAAAACTATTAAATACTCCTATATTTTTTTCAGGTGGTAATAAATTTAAAACTTCTCTAAAAGTTTCATAATCTATTGGTGTCAAACACTTAATTAAATTACATAATTTATCATAAACTTTATCTATTATTTTATTTAAATCATTATAATCATAATTAATATTATATTGTAGCTTTAATTTACTAATTTGTAATTTTATGCTTACATTACTTACATCATAAAATTTAAATAAATTATTATATTTATCATTATCGTATGAGGTTATAGTTAAAAAAATTTCAGATGGAGCAATTTTTACTTTGTACATTAAAAAATCATTATTATAATTATTTCTTTTTTTTTTAAATATTATTGATGTTTCATTATATTTATTTTTAGAAATTGTATTAGATAAAATAAATTCTAAATAATAATCATTATTATTTTTATAACATAAATAAGGCGAATTTTGAGGAATCATTGAAATAAATGGATGTGTTTCTTTTTTTAAATTAAATAATAATTTATTCTTTTTAGCATCTTCTTTATTTGACTCATCAAATATATAGCATTCATCAGTATTGATTGTATTATCTGCATTATATGTAATTTCAATACATTTCTTATATTTATTTATTAAAATGAAACATTTTCCGGAACTATTAATAATATCATATTTTTTTCCTTTAACTTTTTGTATATTTATATCTTCTCTTTTTATATTTACATTATTAATTGGATATAAAAAAATATATTCTTCTATATCTCTAAAATTAAATCCAAATCTGTATAATAATAATTCAATAGTATTATCATTATCGACCATATCATAATTATATGTTAATGAATAATAATTTATTGTTTTATAAATATAATAATCATTTTTTAAATCTTTAGGTATTATAAAATCTAATTTTTCAATCCATTTTATTTTATCAATCGAATTACCCACTATATTAAGTATTGTTGATATTTTATCTACAATTGTTTCATTAATTAAACATTTTAATATATCTGTTAATTGAAACCTAAAATTTGCCATATATATTTGTGTTTCATCATTAATTATAGAAGAATATATTATATTATTCTTAAACTCAAAATCATTAACTAATGGTCTAATTAATAATAATTTATTTTCAGTTAACATTAAAATTAACATAGATATTCTATCATAATCACCTGATATTACATTTATATTTTCTTTTATAAAATTTTTAATATCATTTTTTATACTAATTATATTATTAGTATATATTTCTTTTAAACTTTTATTAATATAATCATTATTTATATATCTATTATATATTATATATAATTTTATTAAAGGATCTATAATTAGAACCCAATCTGAATGATCTTCAGATTGTTTTTTTAATTTAGAATATATTTTTAAATTAGTAATATTATTATTATATCTATTTAAATCACTGATCCATGTTGCATTAGTATCTATTTTTAAAAAGTGTAAAAAATTTAATATTATATTATATTTTTGTAATTTATATGAAGAAAATAAAATAATTTTATTACTAATATTTATTATTTCATCATAATTAAAATAATCTAACATTTTATTAAACCCAAGAAAATCTACGCTAAAAAGCTTATTTTCATCAGAACTATATTGATTCCATTCTTTATTTATCACAGGTATTCCTATTTCAAAGTAATAATATATTACATTATTTTTATTAAATTCTTTTGGAACTAATTTTTCTTCATATATTTCAAATAAAAACATAAGATATATAATATATATTTCAGCTAATGTATTATAATAAATACTTAAAAAACTAAAGTTATAATATTTCTCAGTTCCACCACTATATAAATTATTTGGTGTATTTTCAATATAAGAAATTATATCTGTAAATAAACTTTTAATTTTAATACTTATTTCTTTTAAATCAACTATTTTTTTATTACGAATATTAAATATTATTAAATTTAAATATTTATAAAATTCTTCAAAGATACAATTACTTACAACTTTAACTAATATAGAACTTTCTTTTAATTGTCCTACTATTTTAAAATTTAATAACTTATCAATTAATAATTTATCTGGATTTAATAAAAATGTTTTAGATGGATAAAACTCAATAATTTCATCTAATAATTCATTATCTATTAATAATCTATTAGTATAATTAATATTATACAGATTATCTTTAGTATAAAGATTTAAGACTTTAGGTATATATTCAGTATCATTTGATAAACAATATAAATATATCATTTTATAATGAAATTCAATAAATGCAGATATAACTTCATTAACATTTTTTGTAGTATTAAAAACATTTAATATTTTCATATTAATTGCTAAATTATAATAACTATAAAATGTACATGATCCTGATTGTTGTGCATTATTATATAAACCACTACTATCAAAATAATTTAATTTAAATGAATTTTTTAATTTATATTTTATTGTTGGTATATTTATTTTTTCTAAATTTTTATTAATATCTTCTATAAATAATTTAAATTTATTAAATGATTGGTCCTCATAAGAAGAATAAAAAATTTTATTATAATGTCTACTATTAGTAGAATTATAACAGTTTTCTATTAATGTTTCAAAATTATATTGAGTAGATATAATATATCTTTCATGTTCTATTCCATAAATTACATGATTAAATGTACATTCTAACATTTTTTCTGTATTTTTTTGACAAATATAATTTAATAAAGCATAGCATAAATTCTGTTCTTTATGTTTTGTATTTTTTAATATAAATTTTATTATTATATCGTAATCTTCTTTTTCTATTAGATCATCTAATTTTAGATTATTCCAAATTGTTTCAGTTTTTATTGTACCAGTATTTGGGTTTAGTTTAGTATCATATTCTGTTACATCTTTAACTTCTTTGATAATTTTCATTATATTCTCTCCTAAATTATTCCATAACTTAATATCTCTAATATAAAAAATTTTACATGCAGTTTTTTCCTCAAAAAAAAATTGATTATTTATACCTAACCCTGAATTAGAATAATATAAATAGTATCTGTCATTTATTTTAAATTTATAAAGAATAGTACTATGATGTGATAAACCAACATAAATTATATTATCTTTATTTAATGAAAATAAATTATCTAAATCTAATGTTTCTCTTAAAATTTTAAGAGTTTCATATGATGATCCAATGTCATCATCAATTGTATGATCAAATAAGTAATATATTGGAAAATTTACAGATGTAATAGTTTCTTTATATTTTAAATTAATCTTCATTATATTAAATAAATTATTTAATAATTCTTTTTTATCAATTCTATCATAAAAACTTTTAATTGAAGTTTTTATTATTTCAATATTCATAATATATATATATAATATAATTTTTGTATTTCTTCTTTATTATATATAATAGTATTTTTTACCTACAATTTATTAACCTATATAGATTAATAAATTATAAATTAAAAATCGCCCCTTAGTTGAGAGCGAAGCGAACAACAATCTTTATTATTTATAGCATAACAATTTACTTCTTAGAATAATTCTTCTTTATTTTTTCAATATCAATTGATTTATATTTTAGTTTCTCTAAATAATCATCAAAACTATACAGCATAAAACTATATAAAATTTCTTCTGTTTTTGGTAAACTTACTTGAGAAAATTCATTCATAAAAATAAGTTCTTTTGAATATTCTCCAATTTGTTTTATATTATTTATAAAATTTAATATTTTTTTATCATAATTTTTAACATGTACTGCAATATGAAAGACTTTCTTAACAACTTGTGTCTTTATTTCTGTCCATTTATTATTTTTAGTTATCCAAAAATTACCATTATTACCAATTCGTATTATATCATCATTGTAAAATGTTGCACTAATATTTGGCCCAATTCTTTTAGAATCGTTTTTAAAATTAAATTGACTAATTATCTTCTTAACTCTTGATATATTTTTACTATTATTATTATTTAATAAACTACCATATATCCAATCATTTTTATCATCTAATAGCTGCTCAACATCAAAATCTTGACCCCAATATTTTGTTATAATACCATAATCTATAATATTAAAAAATTTTGGTATATATATATTATCATATTTTTTAAATTTTTTTGGTATATCATCCTTCATTAAAACAGGTAAATCTGAAAATTTTAATTCTATTTTATACTTTTTTTTAAGAAACTTCCAACAGTCAGTGTGTAGAAATGCAGCTAAATTTTTATCTGAATCATGAGTAGATAATGTATTATTTAATTTATTAAATTTATTTGGCATTTCTATTTTATTAGAATAAAGGGATCCATACATATTATAAATAGTTTTATGTTCATCTGATTGAAAAGAATCACCACAACTATCATTATAACAATTATGCACAATTTTATTATCTAATGTTAATGCAGTCCAATTTTGTATATAAGAACTTTTTATATCTAAATTAAATATTCTTTTTCTATCAATCGGTTTCTTTTTCTTTGCAATTCGATATTCAGTTAAATCATTATAATCTGCATCATCAATCATATTTCTAAATTCAAACCAATAACTTAATCCACAAATAAAACAATATATATTAAAACAACCCATATATATATTAATATAATATAAAATTTAACGAGATCAATAATATTCGCCCCTTTAGTTGAGAGCGAAGCGAACAACAATCTTTATTATGTATTAATATATATATAAATATATTAATATATTTGAAAATATTTTTCTTAATGTGCTATTCATCCAACACTATTTCATCTTTTTCTTTATCATATTTTATATATTTAAAAAAATGTATGTAAATAATATTGTCTGTAAGTACTT